TCCAGAAATTAAAGAAACAGAAGTATTATCTGGTTGGGCAGCTGATGGGTATTATGGTATTAGTAAAAAAGCCATGATGCATTTCAAACATACACAGGAATTATTTGATAAGTTTAGAGATAATTACTTTAGGCCTGATATGTGTGCTGGTTATAATTGGCACAAGAAAGTTGCAGATATGCATAGTAAAAAGTTTATTACACCATATCTAACTGATAGTGTCAAGAACTTTTTCTATAGTAAGAGTTGGGATGAACTGAATAAACCCACTCAAAAGCATCATGTAAGAGATGCATTTAATGAATTTAAATTAGTAGGAAATGTAAAAAAGCACTTGAACTTACAGATAAATTGTGGTATAATAGAATTATTTGAAACACTAATTGATGATAAAGAAATAAACTTTAAGAGTAGAAAAAGAATAATGGATATATGTAGGGATTGGAACGTGCTAAATAGTACGAACACTTTAGAGGAGTTTTTCGTATGAAATATAAAAAGTACAATTTACAAGATGTGTATGATGGAGAAGCACAAAACAAGTTTAATGTAATATCTACTTTTGCAGGTGGTGGTGGTTCTTCTACAGGTTATCGTTTGGCAGGTGGTAAAATACTTTGTATCAATGAGTTTGTAGAAGAGGCAAGAAATACATATGCAGAAAACTATCCAAATACTCCTATCTTACCAGATGATATAAAAGAACTTACAGGACAAGATTTACTTACAGCTGCTAATATTAAAGCTGGAGAAGTTGATATTCTAGATGGTTCACCACCATGTTCTGCATTCTCAATGGCTGGTGCAGTTGTTCAAGGTGGTGGTCATTCAAAAGGTTTTGGTAAAACTAAAAAGTATTCTGATGGTAAGAAAGTAGAAAACATTGAAGATTTGTTTTTTGAGTTTCTTAGAGTTGCTGAAGAGATTAAACCAAAAGTAATTGTTGCAGAGAATGTGGCAGGTCTTATGATGGGTGAAGCAAAACAATACTATTATAAAATTACAAATACATTTGAAAAGATTGGTTATGATGTATCCTCTATGGTTCTAGACTCATCACATTATGGTGTACCACAAACTAGAAAGAGAGTTATTTTTATTGCTGTTCGTGAAGATGTAACTGAAGCTGTTGGTCTTACGTTTATGAATATTGCTGGTATCTTTCCAGAAAAGTTTACAGATGCTATTACTTGTGGTGATGCATTTAGTGACCTAGAGTATGACCAAGAAGAAATAAAGATGTTGACTGAAAAGTTTGCAAAAGGTTCACACTTTGAAACAGCATCTAAGATGCCACTTGATCCAGACAAAGTATTGACTGGCTGTGACTTCCATCCAAAAGGTCACCACTTTAATATGAAAAGAATTTCAAGACATAAACCATCTCCCACTATCACGGCTTCTGGTGGTTGTATTCATTGGAGTGAGATGAGAAAACTAGCATTATGTGAGTCTAGAAGAGCAATGTCTTTACCAGATGATTTTAAATTGACAGGTAAGTGGGAACAAAAGTCTGAACGTATGGGTCGCATGGTGCCTCCTTTGATGATGAAGGCTGTAGCAGATGCTATATATGAAAGGGTATTAAAACCTTATAAGGAGTTAAACAATGGCTGATTTTACTTTTGCACATAGAGAAGAAGGTTTTGATGAACACATTGAAAAATCAATTCGTGGTTATTCTAATTTACTAGAGGATGTAATTTCTCTATCAAGATACTTTGTTGAAGATGATACAACTGTAGTTGACATTGGATGTTCAACAGGAAAACTAACAAAAGCTATGATTGATTATAATGTAGATCACTCTAACAATGCAGATTGGGTTGGTGTAGAAATAGCTGATGGTTTTGTTGATGATCTAAAGAAAAGAAAAAAAGAATTAAATTCACATAATGTAGAGTTTCTTATGGAAGATATTCGTGACTATCAGTTTACAAATTGTTCTTTAGTTACATCTATCTTTACTTTACAGTTTATGCCAAAGAAAGATAGAAAAGAAGTTATTCGTAATATTTACGAAGGTTTAAATGAAGGTGGTGCTTTTATATTTTCTGAAAAAACTGTGTGTGAGAATGCATTAGTGCAAGATATGATTACATTTAATTATTATGATTATAAACGTAAAACTTTTACCACTGATGACATTATGGATAAAGAAAGAACTTTACGGCACATGATGAAACCCAATACTTGGGATGAAATAACAGATATGTTGGTTAGAGCTGGATTTTCTAATATACAACCGTTCTGGAGAAATCATGCATTTGTGGGTGCGATTGCAATTAAATAGGAGATGAAATGAATTTGTTAGAAGATTATGTAAGTTTTGTAGATGAAGTAACAAGTGACCAATCAAAAGATTTGGTTGAAATGGTTCAAGCTTTAGAAATACTAGAAGAACAGGAAGTTAATCCTGCAAGATTACTTACTGCTGGTATTGGTATGTCTGGTGAAGTTGGTGAGTTTAATGAAATAATTAAAAAGTGTTTGTTCCAAGGTAAAGAAATGGATGGAGATAAAATTAAACATTTACGTTCTGAACTTGGAGATATAATGTGGTATATTGCCCAAGCTTGTCTGGCACTAAATACTAACATAGAAGAAATAATTGACATGAACACAGTGAAGTTGGAGTCTCGCTATCCTGGCGGGTTTGATGCTTTTCGTTCAGAGAATAGAAAAGAAGGTGATATATAGTGAGCAATTTTCTTAAAGATATAATCAAAACTACAGGTAATGAATATGCATCATTAGTTTCTGATGGAGTGGAAGCTGGTGATGTTGATTCATTTATTGACACAGGAAGTTACATTTTTAATGCATTACTTTCTGGTAGTATCTATGGTGGTTTACCATCAAATAAAATTACAGCAATTGCTGGAGAGTCAGCAACTGGTAAAACATTTTTTCTTATGGGAATGGTTAAAAGTTTTCTAGATGACAATCCAGATGCTGGTGTTTTGTATTTTGAAAGTGAAAGTGCAATTACACAACAAATGGTAGTTGATAGAGGTATTGATCCACAAAGAATGGTTATTATTCCAGTAACTACAGTTCAAGAATTTCGTACACAGGCAATCAAAGTATTAGATTCATATCTTGCAAAGAATGAAGCTGATCGTAAACCTATCATGTTATGTTTAGATTCTCTTGGTATGTTATCAACTACCAAAGAAGTAGAAGATACTTCTGATGGTAAAGAAACAAGAGATATGACAAGAGCTCAAGTTCTCAAAGCTGCATTTCGTGTATTGACTTTAAAACTTGGTAGAGCAAAAGTTCCTATGGTTGTTACTAATCATACTTATGATTCTATGGGTTCACTATTTCCAACAAAAGAAATGGGTGGTGGTTCTGGATTAAAATATGCAGCATCATCTATTGTGTTCTTATCTAAGAAAAAAGATAAAGATGGTACAGAAGTTGTTGGTAATATTGTACATTGTAAAAATCATAAATCACGTTTGACCATTGAGAATAAAATGGTAGATGTTCGTTTATCATATGATAAAGGTCTTGATAGATATTATGGTTTATTAGAACTTGCAATTAAGTATGGTATATTTAAACAAGTTTCTACTCGTATAGAATTACCAGATGGTAAAACACAATTTGGTAAAACTATTATTAATAATCCAGAAGACTACTTTACTGAAGAAGTTATGAAACAATTAGATGAAGCGGCTGAAAAGGAGTTTAAATATGGAAACGTACATTCGGAGATATGATAACGTAATATCACCAGAGTTGTGTGATACTCTAATTGATAGATTTGAAAATAGTTCACATCAATATGAAAAACAAGAACAAGGTAAAATGTCTTTTACACAAATACATTTATTACATCATAAAGAGTGGCATGAGGACGCTAGAATTTTAGCTGAAAGTCTTATGAAACAAGTTGTTAAATACAAAAAAGATTGTGATATTCCTGATCCACCAGCTTTAAATATGTTTCCAGAAAAATTTACTCTTGAACCTATGAGATTAAAAAGATATTTACCAGATGGAACAGATCAATTTGGTGACCATGTTGATGTAAATGATATTAATAGTGCTAAAAGATTTTTAGTTTTCTTTTTATACTTAGATGATAACGAAAAAGGAAGTACTATTTTTCCACGACATGATGTAGTTTCTGGATGTAAAAAAGGTTCTTGTTTAATATTTCCACCTATGTGGCCATGGCTTCATGCTGGAGAAAAACCTATAGACAAACCAAAATATATTGTAGGGAGCTATTTACACTATGTCTGATTTACCAACAATGAAACAAATAATGAATGATCCAATCACTAAAAAATTTGTATTTTTAACTAATGAAAAACACCCAAATCAAACTTTGATTGGTCTTACTGATGAAACGAAATATAGTGGTGTTGTATATAAATATGGAAAAGTAACACTTCCAGATGAAACTAAATTAACGCAAGAAAAGCACTTGAATTTAAAGTTTGATTATGATATACTAGACACTAATGGAGTATCTAAAGAGATTCTAGAAAGTAAAGAGTTTCATAAATTAATTGGTGACATACTTTATCATGTCATCATAGCACAAGCAGAGGATGGAAGTATTGAACCAGACGATAGAGAGGACGACTCTCAGCAATTTGTTGACGAATGAAGATTATTGTAGAAAGGTTTTACCTTTTATTAAATCTTCATATTTTAATGTAAAAGAAGAAAGAATTATTTTTGAAGAAATCCACAACTTTGTGGATAAATATAAGAAGATTCCTACAAAAATATCTTTAGAAATTGAAGTCGAACAAAGAAAAGATTTAACTGAGACTGAACATTCAAAAATTGTAGAAATTGTAAAAACACTAAACAGCACAGACGTTGATATGGATTGGCTGTTAGATACAACTGAAAAGTTTTGTAAGGATAAGGCGATATACAATGCAATTGTGGATGGAATATCTATTATTGATGGAAAAGATAAAAAGAGAACTCCAGATTCTATACCAAGTATTCTCACAGATGCCTTGGCAGTCAGTTTTGATAATGCTGTTGGTCACGATTACTTGTTGGATTCAGATTCAAGGTTTGAGTTTTATCATAAAGTAGAGGAACGTATTCCTTTTGACCTAGAGTTTTTTAACAAGATTACAAAGGGTGGACTTCCAACCAAAACTCTGAATATTGCACTTGCTGGTACAGGTGTTGGTAAATCTTTGTTTATGTGTCACATGGCTGCAAACTCTTTATCTCAAGGTAAAAATGTTTTATACATTACTTTGGAGATGGCAGAGGAACGTATTGCAGAACGTATTGATGCAAACTTGATGAATATATCTATGGAAGACTTACATGATCTACCAAAAAAAATGTTTGATGATAAGATTGCAAAGATTATTAAGAAAACTTCTGGTAAGTTAATTGTCAAAGAATATCCAACTGCATCTGCACACTCTTCTCATTTTAGAGGATTAATCAAAGAACTTGCAATTAAGAAGTCTTTTAAACCAGATATCATTTTTATTGATTATCTAAATATATGTGCATCTAGTAGGTTTAAAGGAGCACAAAATGTTAACTCGTATAGTTACATCAAAAGTGTTGCAGAAGAGTTGCGAGGACTTGCAGTGGAATGTAATGTTCCCATCATGTCAGCAACGCAAACGACAAGAGGCGGTTTTACATCAACTGACATTGGACTTGAAGACACATCTGAATCATTCGGCTTACCAGCCACAGCTGATTTTATGTTTGCCCTTATTAGTAATGAAGAACTTGATGAACTTAACCAAATAGTTGTTAAACAGTTGAAGAATAGATATAATGACCCAACTATGAATAAAAGATTTGTGTTAGGTATTGATCGTTCTAAAATGAGATTGTTTGATGTAGATACGAATGCACAAGATGATTTAGTTGACAGTGGACAAAATCAACTTCCAGAAGATGCTATCTTTGACAATACAAAGTTTGGAAGTAGCACAGATAAATTTTCAGCTATAAAAGATTTTAAGGTATAATGGATAAAAGACCACCAACTGAGGGAGAACTATTACTATTGATGTTAATTGGATGGTTGGTGGTTATGTTAACACTTAGCTCTATTGTCAGTAGTATTATAAGTTTATAGAAGCTACTTTTATATAAATAGTATTAAATATTTGTACCAATGGAGAAATTGATGAGCTTACGAAGATTTGTGAAGCAAGTTAAGAAACCTGTTCAAGAAATTAAAGTAGAACCTATTACTAAAGTTTCAGATTTTTTATCTGAGGCTTTAGAGTACAAAGGTGGAAGTGTTGAACAGTTTGCTGTTGATCTTGTAGCAGAAATTGATGATAATATTGGTTCTATAGATGGTGAAATAAGTAAAGATTCAAGACCTAATAAAAACACAGGGAAACGAATTGGTGTACAAATAGTTTTACCTGATAATAAAAGAATAGCCTTTACTTCAATGGCAAATGAAGTTATAGGTAAAGACCCTGACCTAGAACTAAAAAAACCTTCTACAACAAGAGCAAAAAAAGATTTCCTATTTAAACATAAGGATATGGAAAAAGATATCTATGTTCAAACTAGACCAGATGGAAAACGTGGTGGTGGGGCTAAAGCTGACCCTAACGAACTAATGACTGCAGCACTTTGTACATTAACAAGTATTCCTAAAATTGAAACAGTTGAAGACCTTGATGCTTTAATTGAACAAGTAAAACAAATTACAAAATCTGGTAAAGTTATTGGATTTACTTCTTTAGAAGTTGATGCACTAGAAAAAGACTATGGTAATTTGTGTCAAGCTATCTCTGCAGCTGAAGTAATACAAAAAAATTATGGTGGTGGTGCAGACAATGTTTACCTTACAGGTAAAGCTTGGGATAATGATGTCAAACAATTTCAGATTACAAAGTATGGAATGAAAGATTATAATGCATCAGACTTTATAGTAAAAAAAGGTAATGGTTTTCTTGGAGTGTCACTAAAGAAAAAAGCCTCTGGTACAACTGCAGACCCAACTCTAATTAACAAAGGGTTTTCTACTATGATACAAGGCCCAGAGTTTGATCAAGTTCGTAAAGAATTAGATGAAGCTGCTGGTGAGTTTTATGTAAGACTTATTAGGTCTGCTCAAGTTTTACAAAGAAGAAAACCAAAAGTTGCTGTAGATAAAGATGGTAATGCATGGTTAGATGTAGATATGATTAAAGAACTTGGTAATAGAGGACAAGGAATTAATACAGGTAATTGGCAAAAATTTGTACAAAGAATACCTAATGAACTTG